GCCCCCTTTCGGGGGTCCTCGCGGTCATAAGACCTTGGCCGTGGGATTTGCTCCTTTAGGCAATTTGGAGTCATATCATGTCTAACATCAACTATGTCTTTACCACTCGGAAGCTCATCAAGCTCATTGATTCCTTGAAGGATATCACTGAGAAGATGGGGACGAGCATTCTTTGGAAGAATGTTCACGTTGCTTCCTCTAGTAAGTGGGTTAGTCTAGAGGAATTCCGAGATCAGGCCTCAAGGCTTGAACTTCTGGAATATTTCTCTAACCTTCTCACTCAACAGGGAAGTCTTCGTCCGAGTATACCGACGGAGTTGGTGTTGGTCTTAGATAAGCACCGGGTTAGCCCTTTGGGCTTGCTCGTGGCTTATGCTGTCGAGGGTAACGAGGCGAAAGCCAAGTTCTTCGACTGTCCTAAGATCTGATACTGACTCCTCTCTCTGTCCTAGGCGTTACGGTTTTCTGGCATTTCCTTGTCAGGAGACTGGCTGATGGCTTAGGATCGTAGGTGAAATATGAGCGACAAAAAGCGTGGTAAAGGGAAGCGGAAACGCATCCACTGGACCTACACCTCTGGTCGGCCGAAACGTCCGACATCTGTCAGCGTTTCGGTGCGGGCTTACTCCCAAGCAAATCGGTATTGGACACAGTCGGCCACTGATGTGGTCAAAGATGTCTTTACCGCTACGCGTGTACGTTCGCGTACACCGGGGGCAAACCCATCGAACTTTCGCTACAAGATTGCCAATCATATATCAGCAACTTCGTCGTTTGATGCGACAAAGTTCTGGTTTAATGCTAAGCAGTATCGTGGCAAAGCTCGCCTCATAGCCGCCCCAGCATACTGGGGCACAGGAGATCGAATATCCTCCTGCGAGAGATTTGGAACGGGTGACGGTTATTCGCTTATCAGCGACCTGCCGACCACCCCTCCTCTGTTCTCGGGTTCGACCTACACTTCAGCATATAACCTGGCGGTCCAAAGATTGTATGATACCATTCGCGAGATGGAATCGCACGTGCAAACGGGCGAGACTATTGGCGAATATAAACAGACAATCAGACTCCTTAAACGAGGCTTGGGAGGGTTGCGGGACTTAATAGACCACGTTAGTAAAGACCACGTAAAGATCCTTAAAAAGGAACAAGCGTGGAACAATACGAAGCGTATGGCTAAGAGTCTCGCTGACCTTACTCTCGAGTATCGTTTCGGGATAGAACCTCTTGCTAAGGTTTTAGGGGAAGGTGCTGGCGCTATTCAAAGCGACAGTTACATGGAGGCCTTTTTACCGTTTTCGGTATCAGGCAAAGCAATCTCCACAGTCGAGGAGTATAACACTACTTGGGGTGCCTTTCCTACTATGCATCTCCGTACCCTCCGAGATTCCGAACAAAAGGTTCGTTTCAAAGGTGAGTACAGATTGCGTAGCAAGGAAGATGGTCCCTCGTATGCTAGATCTCTAGGATTGACGTGGCGCGAACTCGCGCCCACGTTGTATAACCTCTGCCCCTACAGCTTCTTGTTAGATTATGTTGTGAATCTTCACACGTTCATCGAAACATTGGCTGTGCCCTTCAGTTCTGTAGCATGGTGCGTGCGCACTGAGCGTAGTCAGGAGATCAATAGACGGCTATATGATTTCCGAAACGGCGATCAGAACGTGCTTTTCATGTTGGAGGATTCTGAAGCAGGTTATTTCCAAGCTGGGGCAACGGGAGTTCGTCGTAGGGAACAAGTTAGTTTGCCTATGCCTATCCTTCAATGGAAGAAACCATCGAAGAGGGCGTTGGAGAACATACTTGCTTTGGTCGCCAGCAGGTTGCCAATTATTGGTAGCCTGACTAAGCGAATCCTGCGAAGTCCCTCTGGTAAAAGTCTCGATAACGAGTTTCGACTCGCCGTTCGGGACCGTAACCTTAAGGTGCCCTATCCATTCCACAGTGCCTCCTAAAAGGGGTTGTTACATGTCCATTTCTCTGTCATCTCCTGTTACTGGTGCGACTGTGACCGGGCTTACCAGCCCAACCTACTCAGTTGCTGTTGACCAGGCCCCGAATTCGTACTCCAAACAGTGGTACGTTTCGGGAATTGGTGGTACTCAGACGAGCGTCGACGCAAGTTCGACAGCCAGCAAGCCATGGACGTTTACGTTCACGCGCCCGCCTGTGCTGAAGAGCTTGAATACTGTCGACGTCACTGGAGTACTCCGCCAGGTCGGCTTTAACAATTGGGAATACCTGATGCGTAAGGGGATGATTCCCCTTAGCGGACAGGCCCCAAGAGTTTGCAACTGGCGCTCGACGCTCCCCGTCCTGGTAGGCGCGGACTCGGCCGATTCGGCCAATATCCGTGCTGCTGTCAGCTCCTACGTTGGCGTGCTCAATCAGCAAGCCAGCGGTCTCGCTGACTCGATGGTTACTGGCAGTCTGTGAAGACTTCCAGGGTATCATCGAGGGACATCATCATCGCACTGCTGTCCGCAGCCTTCGGTCCGAAGGTTGCGGCAACTGTTGCGGCTGTTGTTGGAACGTTTTGCGGGTGAGTTTTTCACCTAAAGGTATATCACATGTCGTCATTTGATGCAGGTGCTCTTTATCATGCCTTATGTCAGGACCTCGATAAGCCACTACCCTTCAGCTCGATACGTCTTCCGACGTTGGAGCAGAGGGGGAAGGCCGTTGAGGTAATGCGTGACAAATTCCTTTCGAAATTTGTACCGCGTGCAGACTCACGGCTGGATTCCGTCGCCCTCGAGGCATTCGATCTCTCGAATCGCCTATGTGAGGAGTGGCGTCGTCCAGAAGTATTAAGTCTGAATAGCTGGGAGGCTCAGACCTTGGGTACATTCTTGAAGTATATGAATGACTTCTTTGAATGCGACCTCGGGAATGATTGTTCCCTCAGCTGGGGTAATGTCGCGCTTCATGCGCGGCCCGGCCCCGGGTCGTCGTTCGGAGCGAAGGGAACGAGCTTCTATCAGAAGTTCTACTCTTCGCCTCTCACGGCGTCCTCTCCCGACATACTTGACTTGTACAAGGCCGACGTATCCTGCTGGTTCGAAGAACAGATTGCGGAAACAATCCGCTCTGAAAGCTTCGGACCTGGTAGGTCTGTCGGTAGGTCGAAGTTTTGCTTCGTTCCAAAAACCGTGAAGACCAGTCGCTTAATTGCTGTTGAGCCGACGCTTAACACGTTCTATCAGTTGGGATTAGGGGCGATCCTCGAGAAGCGCTTGAAGCGCTTCTTTGGGATTGACCTCGAAACTCAGCCTGATGTGAACAGATGTATTGCTAGGCTCGGAAGCCTAATCGATGCGACTCATGGTGATGGTTTCGCAACCATCGACCTAACTAGTGCTAGTGACTCTATATCGCTCGGGCTTGCAGGCTTTTGTCTGCCACCCGAGTGGTTAGATGTTTTTCTAGCATTAAGATGTGAGTACGCTCAGGTAGGAACAGATCCTACTACGATTAGGCAGCTGAATATGTTGTCAACAATGGGTAACGGTTTTACGTTCCCACTACAGACAGCTATATTCGCTGCTGCGGCTGCTGCTGCCGTGGCCCAGTCCGATGACGTGCTAACTATGCCAAAAGCATGGTCAGAGCATAACATCGGCGGGTTGTACTCTGTCTTCGGGGATGATATTTGTGTCATCACCAAAGCGAGTGAACGGCTTCTCTGGCTTCTTAAGATTTTGGGCTTTCGCCCGAATCCTGAGAAGTGCTTCACAAGTGGATGGTTCCGTGAGTCCTGCGGCTTTGATTTTTATCAAGGCTTTAATGTTAGGCCTTTCTTTCTAAGAGAGGCTAAAACAGTGCAAGACCTTACGGTTTGCTACAACGGTCTCGTAGCGTGGGCAGCACGCACCCTAGTTCCCATTCCTTCCGCATTGAGCTATCTTCGTGATAGGATCAATGACTTGGGAGGTACCTTCATGGTTCCTCTTGGAGAGAATGAGGACTCAGGTATTCGCGTGCCCCTACGTCTAGTACTATCTCGTAAAAAGGATAAGTACGTACAGTCCATGGCCTATCATTGCTTCGTCGCAAGTTCTGATTACTTGCGCTGCGATGACTCCCGGAATACTGTAAGAGACCGACGTGGCGTCAATATACCATACAACCCGTCTGGGTTGTACCTGTCGGTACTCAGAGGTGAGTGCCGATCGGGCCTTATTGGAATCCGTTCCAATTCGGTCAGGTATAAGACGAAGCGGCGTATTAGTCCTTTTTGGGACTATATGCCGAACACCCTGCAGTCGTATTTCGATGACTACGATTGTGGACTTGCCTCCTTTCCACGGAGGGCCGAGCTCATTATGGAAGGTTTCCTTCCAAAAATGAGATCTCGGTTCCGTAGACCATAACGGTTTATGGACAAAGGGGCCTAACGTCGAAAGACGTTAGGGACCAGCGACTCGAGAGTCGCGGTTGAGG